CTGACCAGCGCCAGCGGGAATGGGAGGCAATGCCTGCTCTCCCCCGCCCGGAGCCCCCCCCATGGCTTGGGGATGTGGATGCCTGGGATGTTTTTTGGGGGAGCGATTCGGCGCGCATCGTCACTGAGGAAATGGTGCCCACCGTCGAGCGGTTGTTCCACCTGCGCCAGCTCTACACAGAGTGGCAAGCCCCTGGCCATGTCCAAACGTCGCGGGACCTGGATTCGGTGATCAAGCTGAGTGGGACGCTCAGGGCACTGGAAAACGAGCTGGGCCTCACTCCGTTGTCGCGCCGCCGCATGGGGGCTCGGCCTGCCAGTCGCGGGGCACAGGAGTTAACCAACTTGCTCAAGGATGAAGGGGGTGAAAATCAATAATGCTTTTCTTGATCCTGTTGCTTCTGGCAGCGCTTGCGGCCCTGACGGGTCATACTGAGCTCACGTTCGTCGTCCTGGTGGCATTGGTGGTACTGTGGCTATTATAAATCCCTCGTGAACGTCGATGAGCTGCTGGCTCGCCCTCGTCCAACTCACACGTTGGGGCCTCGTGCCGCCCGGTTGATGGAGAGGTTGTTGACTTTGGGCGGGAGTTTTTTGGGGCAGCCCTTTGAGGTATTGCCTTTCCAACGGCAAATCCTCAATGAAATCTACGAGATCGACCCCGAGACAAATGCGTTTGTCAAGAGGACATGCCTGGTTGGAATCCCGCGCAAGAACGCCAAGACGACGCTTGGGGCTGGGGCGGCTGTCATCCATCTAGCCGATCCGGTCATGAGCGAGCCGGCGCCTTTGGCGGTGTCCGCTGCGGGCGATCGCCCGCAGGCCAGGCTTTGTCTCTCCGAGGCGGCACGGATGGTGGCGATGTCGCCAATGCTCAGCGAGGTCATGAGCCCCTATCGGAACGAAATTCGGCACGCATCCCGTCATGGTCGGTATATTGCTGTCTCGGCGGATGCAAAATTGCAACAGGGGCTTAACCCATCCCTGGTTATAATGGATGAATTTCATGTCCAAACCAGTGAGGACATGTTATCGGCATTAACGTTGGGATCGGCTACGCGGCGTCGTCCTCAGACACAAATTATTTCTACGGCTGGTCACAACCTGGAAACTCCGCTTGGCCGATTGTACCAATATGGGCTCAAGGTCGAGGCGGGGGAGATCGATGATCCGTCGTTTCTCATGTTGTGGATTGGGCCGCCGCTCAATGCAGACCTTGACCCTACTGATCCCCGTGTCTGGCAAGCCTTCAACCCTTTATGGGACCGGATGAATCACGATGAGTTCGAGGCAACTTGTCGGAATACCCCCATGGGGGAGTGGATCAGGTATCGACTGAATGGCTGGACGGCCAGTTATACCGAGTGGCTCCCTGCCGGTGGTTGGGCTTCTTGTCGAGTTCCTCGGGATGCAGCGTGGGGCAATCAACAGGGGGATGATGGCCAACAAGTACGCCTAGTGCTGGGGGTAGACGCAGCCTGGGCGGGTGACTCGGCTGCCGTCGTGGCGTGCACCGTGGAGGAAAAGCCGCGTATCTGGGTGATCGGACATTGGGAAAATGTCCTGAACGACCCCGGATGGCGGGTGCCTATGCGGGAAATCGAAGATGCAATCCGCCGGTCTTGTGCAGCGTGGAAGGTGGCAGAGGTCGTGTGTGACCCCTACCGGTTTGAACGGTCTATGCAAGACTTGGCTGCGGAAGGACTGCCGATCGTAGAATTTCCCACCAATGCACTGGTTCACATGGTGCCAGCGTGCCAGGTTTTTTACGAGGCGGTGACTAGCGGTACCATCCGTCACGATGGGAACCCAGCCCTGTCTCGGCATCTAGGGAATGCTGCCGTCAAGTCGGACCGCTATGGCACGCGGATCGTCAAGCCGGGGGGCGCCGGTTCGTCACGACGGATCGACCTGGCCGTGGCCGCCGTCATTGCCCACCGCCGGGCGCTTCAACTCCGTGGTTCTGGCCATGGGGCCAGGCCGCGGATCATCACCCTATGACACTGGCTAGGGTAGAATGAGTCTCTTGTGAGGCTTTTCAGACGGGGCGAGTCCAAGCAGAAACGGGATTTCAGCGGCCCCTGGGGGGACTTGGACTTCTACCAAAGCGGTGCCATTCCCCCCCCTTGGCATGAGGGACACAGTGTAAACGGTGTCCACGTCAGCCAGCGGCGTGCCCTGCAATACGGGACATTATACGCCTGTATCGGGTTGATCACGGACACGATTTCGACTCTCCCTATTCGCACCTTTGAGACCATCGACGGGGCGCCACAGCCACTGTCTATCCAGCCCATCATGATGGAGCGGCCGCACCCGTTCATCGATGTGGTGGATTGGGTGGGGATGAATGTGGCAAGCATGCTCCTGCGCGGTAACGCTTATAATCTGATCACAGAATTAGACGACGCTGGCTGGCCGCTGTCGTTGCGGCCGCTGTCTCCGGACCATGTGCGCTTGGACGACACTTCGGGGGAGCCCTATCTGGATGTCCAGGGGGTGGGGCTTGAGCGACCATGGCCCTATGGCCGCGTGTTACACATTCCGGCATGGCGGCCAGCGGGCGAGTGGCTGGGCCTTTCTCCCCTGACTGCTGCCAGGCGTGCCGTCGCCTTGGGCATCTCGGCGGAGGAGTTTGGGACTCGTTACTTCGACGAGGGGGCGACTCCTCCGGGAATTCTGACTGTGCCTGGTGATTTGGCAGCCGGCGAATCTGCTCGGTTGCGCGAGGAGTGGCAACAGATGCATGGCCGGCGGCAGCGTACTCCCGCTGTCTTGAGCGGTGGTATGACCTGGCAACAGATGATGGTGGCCCCCGAGGAAAGCCAATTCCTAGAAACACGGCTTCACCAGGTGGAGGAGATTTGTCGTATTTACCGAGTGCCCGGTTTCATGGTGCAGGCTCAACAAAAGAGCACGGCATGGGGTACAGGGATGGAGCAGATGGGTATTGGGTTCGTGACCTATACGCTGCGCGCTTGGATCGTGCGCCTGGAGCGTGCCCTGACATCGATTACTCGCCCAGGGCAGTATGTGCGTTTAAACGTGGCGGGGTTGCTGCGAGGAGACACCAAATCTCGGTACGAGTCATACCGCATTGGCCGCGAGTGGGGCTGGCTCAGTGTTGACGACGTGCGTTCCCTTGAAGAAATGCCACCCTTGCCCGGGAGTTTGGGCGAGGGCTATACCGAGCCCGCTAGGGTTAAGCCTGTGGGTAACACGCCTGTAACTTCCGATGGGGTATAATGTTTAGGAAAAGGAGGAAGGGTTGGCACGTGTAGCCCAATCAACTTCATCTGTGGCGTTGCTGATCGCCCAAAAACGAACGGGATTTGCCATTCACAACGATTCCGTTTCGGAGTTGCGTGTCAATCTGGGTGGCGCCGCCTCTGTGGTTGACTATCTGGTGGCGATCCCCCCCGGCGCCTACTTTGAGGCTCCGTACGGCCCGCTGGTGGCGGAGCGATCTGTGTTCGGCATCTGGGTGACGTCGGGTTCCGGGGCCGCACAGGTCACGGAGCTATAGCAGATGCCTCTCTTTTTCGGTGGCGGCAGTGGCGGCAGCGGCGGCGACGTGAGCCAGTTGCGTGGTGCTGGTGGGGCCGCCCTGGTGGGTGTCGGCGTCACCGGGGATACCAACAACCGCCGGGAACTGCGCTCCGACGGGTCAATTTGGGGTGGACCAGGTAACTCCCTGGTGGTGCGGCAGGTACTGATCACCCCGGCCGGGTCAACCTATGTGGGGAATGCCGCCGGGAACGCCGAGACCTCTCCCGAAAGCAATAATAATGTGGGCGTGGGCCGCAACGCCCTGGCGGCCAATACGACAGGTACCGGTAGCGTGGCCGTGGGGACTCGCGCCCTGACGGCCAATACAACGGGTGTTAGTAGCGTCGGTGCGGGCGTTAACGCCCTGGCGGCCAATACAACAGGTAATAGTAACGTGGGCGTGGGCAATAACACCTTGGAGTTCAATACAACAGGTAGTAATAACGTCGCCGTGGGCCGCAACGCCCTGGCGGCGCCCGGCGGCATAAGTGGCAATGGCACCACCACCGCCCAGCGTCAAACCGCCCTGGGGACGGAAACCGGTCAGAGCTCGGCAGTTCAACGCAACGACATCACGGTCGTGGGGTACCGTGCCCTGGTCGATGGCGACAATGCGACGGCTCTTGGGTCTGGGGCCAGCGCTGGCGCTAGCGGGGCGGTGGCAATTGGTAGGGATTCGGGCGGAACATCGGCGTCAACCACCACGACCAACGAGTTCATGCTGGGCACGGCCAGCCACATCGTTCGGGTGTTGGGCTCCCTGCGGGTGGCGCCCGTACTGACTGCGAGCCTTCCAGCCGGCTCCGCCAGTGAGGATGGGCGGATCCTTATCGAGAACGCCGGCGGATCAAACCGTAATATCATCATCTACGATGGCGGGCTGAGGTTCCGCATTTTGGGTGGAGTGGCCTTCTGAATGGCACAAATCACCCTTACAATTCCCGACTCTATGTTCGGGCGCGTGGCCGATGGTCTGGCGCTAGCGGGAGGGTGGACGCCGGGTGATGGTCCCAAAGCGGATTTCGCCAAAACAGTCCTGGTACGATTTATGATCCAGACCGTGCGCAATGTGGAGGAGGCAGCGGCAGTGACTATTGCTGATGCGAACGCTCGGCGGTCTATCACGGACGTGGAGGGTCTGTCATGACCCTGGAAACCCTGCACCTACTGAGGCGTTGCCTGTGCGGCCAGCAACTCCACGTGGGCGACCCGGCATTCACCGAGACGGCGGCGGCCGTGACTTGGGCACTCACCGAACTGGACGGGGCCATTCTCGCCCTTGTGGAAGGGGGTGCCGATGGAACTGCGTCGGATTGCAACAACCCTTGAGCTACGGGAAGTCAGTGGGCATGAACCCAGGGTGGGCGGCTACGTGGTGCTCTTCGACACCCCAACAGACCCGGACTACCCCCTTCGTGAGATGGTGTCTCCTGGTGCCTTCACTAAGACACTGCGGGAACGCCCGGATGTGCGTGTTTTGATGAACCATGACCCGAGCCTTCTGCTCGGGCGTTCGGCCTCGGGCACCTTGCGCCTGGTACAGGATAACGATGGTCTCAGCTTCGAAGTCGATTTGCCACAGACCACGTATGCCGCTGATTTGCGCGAACTTATGCGCCGAGGCGACATTGGGGAAATGTCCTTCGGTTTCGATGTCGTGAAGGACGACATGGTTGACGGCGTCCGGTACCTCCGCGAGGTCCGCCTGTGGGAGGTAAGCATTGTCACGATGCCTGCCTACACCCGCACGTCTGCCCAGCTTCGTGCGTTTGCTGCGCTGCTTGACGGAACCCCCGCCGAGCCGGTCAGCGACGTGCCCGATGTGACGGATGAGCCCACGGTGCGCAGTGAGCCTGCGCCCGCCGGCCGACTCATCCGGGCCGCCAGCGCGGAAGCACTCCGCTTGGCCGGTAGCCGCCAGCCGGGGACCCGCCCCACTGGCACTCCCGCAGGACCACATGTGCGGGGGGGGGGTGTAACACATGCTCGAAAAGCTGTATGAGCTGCGCTCCGTCAAGCAGGCGGAACTCGACCAGCTCATCACCGACGCTGGCACTCGTGACAGCGTTCTGCCCGAAGAGCAGCGGACTGGCCGCCTCAACGACGAGGAGGAGAACCAGTTCACTGCCCTGGCCCAGGAGGTTCGTGACCTTGATGCTCGCATCGAAGTCATGAGCGACTTGGAGCAGCGCGCCGAAGTGGCACGCCAGGCCGTGGCCAAACTGCCTGCTTCCCCTCGGGGGGGCCAGGTGGAGCGGACCTACCGCAAGGGGGGTGAGGCTTCTTTCGTGCGTGACTTGATGCTGCGCGGTGTCGGCCCCATGCTGGGCCGAGACCAGCGGGAGATTGTCGCCGCGGCGGAGCGCCTCGACGCCCACATGCGGGAGGAGCGAGACCTGACGAGGGTCGATGCCTCGGCCGGCGAACTGGTCCCACCGTTGTACCTGGTGGATCAGTACGTCAAAAATGCCAAGGCAGGCCGCGTGACGGCTAACAGATGCGTCATGGCCCCTCTGCCCGGAGGCACGGATTCAATCAATGTCCCCAGGATCAACACGGGGACAGCGGTTGACGTGCAGACGGCCGACAACGCCGTGGTGGCCGAGACGGACCTGGCAACGACTAACGTCAATGCCCCGGTCCGGACGATCGCCGGACAGCAGGATGTCGCTATCCAGCTCCTGGACCAGTCGCCCATTGCCTTCGATCAGGTCATTTTTATGGACCTAATGGGGGAGCACGCTAGGCGCACTGACATCCAGGTGATCAGCGGCACCGGCGCTGGTAACCAGGTGACTGGTTATCTCACGGCAGCGGGCATCACCGTGACCTACACGGATGCTACCCCCACAGTGGGGGAGCTATACCCGAAGATCGCCGATGCTATCCAGCAAAT